CAATCTGCGGCTGTTCTTTTTCCGCATGGGTGAAGGTCAGGTCAAAGCCGGTCATGTCACCCAAGGCAACACCGGTCATGGAAGAACCTGCCGTCATGTCCATACCACGTTGCAGGCCCATCGCCCAATACTGATTTTCATTCGTCTTCACGATGGCAACCAATCGGGCAACAGACAGCAACTTCACCTCATTGCGCTTCGCGGTTGAAAGCTTGCGCAACTTGATGTTCAGCTCTGTGCTGTTGAAGACCGTGCCATTCTCTACCGATGGGGTGATGGTATTGGTGAATGATGCGGTGTCCTTCGGCAGTTCGTACTTAAAGAACGCCTTGCCGCCATTGAGAGTCAGCGCGGTTATTTCGCCGCTCGCTGAAGTGTAAGAGGATAGGGCTTCGTATTCTACGAGCCATATTTTATCTACGCCCCCGACTGCGTCCTTGCAATCGTGGCTGAATCCGGTGGTGAGTATGCAGCTCATATCTTTTTCTTAGGTTAAAAAAAAGGGCGGGCAATCGTACCCGCCCCTTCGGTTAAATGTTTGCCTCTCGATTAGAGGGTGAAGTACACGATTTGAGTTGGGAAAGCCACCTGAACACCGTACTTGAATTCAGCGTTGAAAATCACGTTCTTCTTCACCGGATCGTTGATGAATTCGAACTGCTCTTCTTCGCCCACGAGGTCAGTACCGATGTAGTAATTCGCCCAGTAGCTGAAGTGGATTTTGTCCGTACCGTTCAGGCCGGGCAGACCGTACACCTTTGTGCCTGTGATAGGCTCGATGCACATGAACTGTTCGCCGGTCTCAGGGTTGTAATGGTAGTTGTTGGCGGCGATCAGGTGCTGCTTGTACAGCAGGAAGGTGTCAACACCCATTGCGAAGAAGCGATCTTCGCGGGAAAGGATGGCCTTGCCGTCGGTGCTGGCCTGTGCCTGGTTCACCATCTTCAGAACCGCATCATCGATGTTGGCGGTTGTCAAGCTGGTGAGCTTTGTCCATCCGCCGCCGGTGGTCGGGTTGCCTTCGATAGGGTCACCTGCGCCGCCAAATCCGAGAGCGGTCAAGATGGTGTTAAAGCCGTCAAACTGGTTAGAGGCGATTGTGCCTGTCCAGATGTCGGTCTCCAGTTCGTCGGCGATTTTCTGAATTTTCTCGTTTCCGATTTGCTCAGCGAACGGCAGGTCATTGTCACCGCGTGAACCAGCGGCCATCTGAGTCTGCATCCACTTCACCTTCAGAGCCTTCGGGCAGAGGGTCTCATAAACCTGAATGTCACCTACGGACAAAGTGCGCTTGCTGAATGTGGTGCTACCTGAGGTAGTAGGTTCACAGCCATTAGCCTGGAAGAAGATGGTGCTGTCGAGGATGTTCAGGTTGTCCGAGGTTTTGATGCCGGGGATAACCTGCCCTGCGCCTTGCAGCATACTTGCGGTGGGAGAGCCGAAGAGGGCTTTGTACAGCAGGGGAAGGCGGTCTTCCTTGCCGTAATTGTCGAGGTCTGTAACTACGAATGCCATGTTTATTTTGCGTTTTTGATGTTGCGAATTGCGGCTGCGAACTTCTCTAATTGCTCATCGCGGCGGGCAGCTTCGCCACGGAGGCCATTTACTTTCTTGACAGGCTCAGCGGCAGGGATGGCAGAAAACTGCTCAATCACTTCCACGGTCTTGGCCTGTGCATTGGTCAGTCGCTCGATGGCGGCTGTCAACTTTTCGATTGCGGTCTGCTGTTCGGCAAACTTTGCAGAATACTCTTCGCGGATCGCGGCGAATTGGTCAACTTCCATTTCTTCAGCGGGTGCTTCTTCCTGTGCTTTCTCCACGATTTCGGTAACGATGCCGCCTTCGGTGGTAACGAGATAGCCTTCTGCGGTTTCGTGCGTTCCATCCGGGGCAGGTACGAAGTCACCTTCGGGAGTCTGTACTTCCAACACCGAGCCTACGCCCAGCATGGCGATTTCTTCGCCCGGGAAACGGATAACCGTACCATCCACGAGGGTGGATTCCGCGAACTTTACTTCGCTTGCCGGTGCGTCTTCCTCTACGGAAAAGCCCAGCAGCTTTTTGATTTCGTTCAACTTATTGATTGCGCTCATTTCTGATAATGTTTCGAATTTGAGATTGTCGCACTTTGCGAGGATGGCCGCAATAGCCGACATGGTTTCTTCTTCGGCCTGTGCCGGCTTGTCCGTAAAATACCCCTCAATGGAAAAGCCCCGGAACTTGCCGTCTTTCACATCCTGCCACACTTGGTCATTCTCCACGTAGTAAGTCAAAAACCAACTGCCATCGGCTGCGTCTGACCATGCCTTCGGGGCTGCGATGCCCCGCGATTCGTCTGTAACCCAGCTTTCCATCAGGTAGACACCGCCCACCGGGTTTGCGTGTTCAGCGTTGACGGCGTTGTACTTATTCTGCAATGCCCATAGCTTGACAGCCTTGCGAATGGTGTCCTTGCTGAATTTAACGTAGTAGGTCTCACCGGATTCAGACCGGCGCATGATGGGTTTTTCCGCGATCATCGCCGGGCCTGTAATTAATCGCCGCTCTTCGCTTTCAATCGCAAATGCCAGCGGGTCTTTCTGTGCTGAGAAAAAGTGAAAGTCTTCCTCAATCGCGGGTGACTGCACAAGGCTGACCTGTGTCAGGCCATCGCCGTCTTCGATTTCTAAGTAATAGACGTTGTCCATTACCTATAATGTATGAAAGTGTTATCTGTCCTTATTTTGGCTGAGAATCTGAAACGAGGTCGCAATCTGCTGCCCCATCGCCTGTCCGAGATATTCGCTGAATTCGTCGAAGGTCTGTTGGTTGATGACCTTGGAAAAGAACTGGTTACCGCCGTAGCCATTTGCATGAATCTTGCGGGCTATCGCATATGCCAAGTTCCTGTTTTTGTCTGCTCTGGTTTCGCCCGGTACATCGGAAAGGTCGATGCCCTTCTGCGATATCCATCCGTTAGCACCGGTCAAAGCCATGAACAGACTGCCATTGCCGCCGGGTTTACTTGGCCCCCTGCCGCTGTCTACCCAGATATAGTAATCATTGGCGTTAATCGCCCCGCGTACCTCGTTGCCAATCTTGCGCGTGCGGGCCGCGTCAAGTGATTGGTAAAGACTCATACTTGCTCGGCCTGATTTAGGGTTGCGCGGCCGTTTGGATTTTAGCAGGCTGTCTTTGAGTCGTTCGGTGGTGTAGTCAGTCCACCCGTGAACCAGGTCGGAAAGCAGGTCACCGGATAGTGTTGGCTGCTCTACCTGCCCGCGCCCTAATCGGTTGAGGTACTGCCGTTGAAGTGCTGTGAGTTTGCCGTTCATATCACGCTTGCCCCCCGGAGCATATTCACCCGCCGCTGTGTGCCGGTTATATCGCCTTCGGTTACATAGATTTTGTTATTCCATTGCCCGGCCATCTGCGATCCGCCGCCAAGGGTGGATGATGCCGGAAGGGATGGCCGCTGGATTCCACCGCCCCCACCACCGCCGCCGGGTTGCTGTAATCCTGCTCCGGGCTGGTATCGCTGTTTGGATATTGCCGCCATCCGCCCCAAGCCTGAAGCAATAGCCATCGCCGCCGCAATCGTTGCGCGGACAGGACTCGACGCGTCTGCGATTGGCAGGAACTGCGATTCGTATGCCTTCTGCGCGGCAAAGTATGTGCTGAGTGCCGTATTAGCCAAGTCGAAAGCCTGCCTGCGTTTGAATTCACGCTTCCGCTCTTCTTCGCTCTGTGCATTGGCATTGGTGGTTATTGCGTTGATGAAGTCAATACCGGACATGACGGCTTCGGCCTTCATTTCCTCAAGCCTCTTCACGCCATCTAAATCGCGTTGTAGCCTGTCAAATTGCACCTTAGCGCGATACGCATCAGCGTCTGATTGCAGTTTCGTGATATACGCCTGATGCGCCGCCTCCGCCTCTTCCTTTTCTTTTCGAATTCGCTCTTCCTCTTTGGCCTGTTGCTTCATTAATTCAAGCCGGGCCTTGTTGTCTTCATTCAGCGCATCCTGCCGGGCTTTCGCCGTCTCTGCATCCTTTGCTGCCTGTTCCGCCGCTGCCTCATCCCGTGCCGCTTTCGCTTCCTTGGCAGCATTCGCGTCAATGGCCTTTACCGCCAACTGATGCCCGGCCAAAGTGTTCTGCATTGCCAGCAGTCCGTCCTGCATTTCTTTCAAATCCGCATCCGCCTGTTTCTTGGTTTCCGCCGGGTCGAAGGCCATACTTGCGAGACCTTCAAGCACTTCATCGAATTTGGATAGCAGCCCGGTTTCATAACCTAATTTCTCAGCCACCATGTCAACCATAGACAGGATGCCGCGCATAGGCGCATTAATGAAGTTCAGGATGCCGACGAGGATATCTTTGTTGCGCTGCGCCGCCGCAATCTGAGCTGTGGCCTGTGCCTTGCTCGTTTCGATGACGGCTTTCTGATTGTCGATTACCACCTTTAGCGCGGCAATCTTCATTTGCAGGATTTCCTTTTCGGATTTGCCCTGCGCCTTCAGGATGTTATCAGACGCATCCAGCGCATCCACCTGGTCTTGCGATGCCTTGAGCCGATCTTGCTGCGATGCCAACAGCTTCTTGTCTGTCTTGCTCACCCCGTCCAGAGATAGGTCAAGTTTTTGAACCAGTCCGATGAGCATTGTAATGCCGCCGATAATCAGCCCAATGCCCAATGCCGCGCCAACTGCCCGCGCTGCACCTGCCACGGAAGTGAATGCCGGGATGAGCATTTTCTTCGCGTCCGCTGCAAGGCCGGAAATCTGCTTGCCCATGTCCTTCATGCCAGCGATGCCTTGGCTGAGTGCCATTACCGCCTGCACGCGAACCATTTGTTTTTGAAGTTCTTCAGATTCACCGCCCAACAAAGCCGCCGCGCCCTGAGCCGCTGCAAATCCGTTTGCAAGTGTTCCGGTAATTGTGGCAATCCTTTCAAACCTGTCAGGATGCAGGCCCGCAATCGTCGCATTGAGGTCATCCATGCGGTCACGCAACTGCGCTACCTTGCCGGCTGCTGCCAGCGTCCGAGCATCGGTCTCCCCGAATGCCTCTGCCAGCCTTAACGCTTCCTGCTGTGCCTCTCGCAACTGAGCGCGGAAACTCTTTACCGATTCATCGCCTTTTACCGAGGCTTGCACCTCAACCGGCTGTACTATCTTTTTTGCCATTATGGTTCTTGAATGAGATTTAAATTCCAATCCGCGCCGTCCCATTGTACGGCCACGCGAAAGTTATCACCTGTGGAAGGAACACCGATGTCCGATTGCGTCAGGCCGTTCACCGTCACAATCCAATCTTTTAACGAAGGCCGCAACCCTGTGCCGGTGGCCTCT